CGCGCATCGCATCGGCCGAGCCGAGCGTCCGAGCATAGGCAAAAAGTTCTTTGCGATCGGCGAGGAGCCTGGAGATAAAGCCGGATTCGGCGGCGTATATTCTCACGCTGCGCCCCCTTCTATTTTCTTTTTAATGGCCTGAATTATGGTCTCATAGCCGATTTGCGAAAGCGCCAGCGCCGTAACGCCATACGTCACCCAGGAGGGCAAAAGGGAATACGCGGCTCCAAAGCCAAGACAAAGCACCGGCTGGATGAGCGCCCATACGATACTTGGCGCTTTGGGTAAATATCCTTTTAGGTATTGAATAACTCCAATCACGCCAAAAGCAACAAGGGCGATTTGCTGCCAGTCTAATTTGTCCATATCGATCCCCTTACGCCGTGACATCGGGCGCAAGAAAATAAATACCAAGCGCGCCGCATACGGCCATCGTTACGGAGACGACGACCGCAAGCCATTCAGGGGTAGCGGTAAAGCTCAAAAGGCATACGCCCGCGACGATGGATACCGCTCCCGATATGATGAGGCCGAGGCCTTTCTTTTTTCTCTGTGTCATAATACTTTGCTCCTTTTTACGATTCGCTTTGATACTAGCTTTCCTAGCCGTACCGTTTGTGAGTTGCCTAGGGGGTCATAGGCAACCTTGCCTTTACCATCACCGACGACAAAATGCGAAAGCGTGGCGCCGGTTGTCACGCGCTCAAAGCGCAGGATTTCCATTTCGCCCTCTACTGGCATATAGTCGGCAGTCTCATGCCGCACACTCCACGAGCCGCCAGCAACCAAGGTCAAAAGCGATGCCGGATCATTGATATAGCAATCCGGCTTCATGATTTGCTCTTTTCCAAAGGCTACCGCAGGAGGATAAACTTCTAGCGCTTTATCCTCAGCGCCGACGAGATGCAAAAGGCTAAAATAGTAACAGCCTTTTTCGCCGATCGTTTTTGCTATGGCTTGCATCATGCACAATCCTTGGCCGTTTTTAAAAGCGGGATCTTCGCGGCCGCATCCTTAAAAGAGGTATAATCATTTTGAGCATCGATAACAACCGAAAGAGCGTCATCGACGTTGCCGTTTATTTTCCCCTTCTGCGCCTCCAAAAGCGCACGAAGCGCCTGAAGAATTGGCCCTTGGTTTTCGACGAGCATATTTACGGCAGGGACGATACATCGTATGCGCGTTTCAGTCTCGCGCAATTCCCGCTCAACAGGGGTCTCGACTTTGACGCGGCGCTCGATATATTTCTTGACTGTCGCGATAATAATTCCAACTACGCCCGCGACGAAAGCACCTAAAACCATGTGCATTATGGTGTCAGACATCGATGGTCTCTCCTTTCTCGTCTACATTTTGCTCTATTGGTCTATTTTTTACCGTGTTTTTTGGCTCAGGAAGTTTACCGTCCTCGCGCATTAGCGCATCGGCGTTGTCATAAAAATCAGATCCGTTATATTTGAGCGCTACCGCCTCGTGATTTGTCGCTCCCTGCAAAAGCCTTACATCGTCGGCGTCTGCCTCTTTGAGTGGGTCGATGCTTGGCATGGACTGACCTACCCATGAAGCGGCAAGCCAAGCACGTCGAAGTATCGGGCTATCGTAGCCGGGGGCCTTGATCCTGCCGGTCGCTATCTCCTCAGAAAACCACGCCTCATAGACTGGATTCAAAAACTGCGAAACGGTCGCCGAGCGGCAATTCTCGACAAACATCCACCACAAAATAAGAGAGGCACGGGAAGCGGAATAATTTTGATTGAACGTCTCTTCAAGGACTTCGATGGGGATGGAAAGCGCGGCAGAAACCTGCTTGATTATCGCTCTGGTAAATGCCTCAAAATTGAGATTTGGGCGCTTGGTATCGAACGATTTTACATCTTCACCGGCTTTAAGAGTTTGGATGATGATGCCGGTTTTGTCGATCTTTCCTTCTTGGGGCTCAGGAGTTCCGGTCGGATTTGATGCTGGCGTGGTTGTTGCGCGGGCCTTAATCCCCGACAGGGCATGTGACGCCGGAGCGGTCGGCGAGGGAAGGATGTACGCGGCAATCGTCGCGTTGACGACGGCGGCCTCTATCTCGGCGAGTTCGTAGTCGGTGAGTTTTTCGAGTTCGTGGACGACCGGGGCCAAGGGACCGACGCCGCGCGTCTGGTTCGGAATATCCGTCATGCGAGGATAGACGACAAAACGCCGCTTTAGTCCCATCGAAGGGATGCGGGTAAATTTACTTGTTGAATCGTCAAGCGTAAAAATCGCCACGGTCTCGCCCGTTGCGGAGACCTCGACGCCGTCATAAATTTTATTGCCGCGATCTTTTGCGGCTCTCGCAAAATTATTGTCCGGGTCTTGTATGGCGTCGGCCTCTAAAAACTGCATCGCAAGCGGCGACATCCGCGATGAGTCGCCGGAATATCTAAGGACGATCGGCGTCTCACCATCGCGGAGGCGGGACAAAAATTCAAAGCGCTGGAGTTCGCCGAAAGACCGGCGTCCCTCGGAGTCCGGCTCGTGCGAATTTGCCCATAGCCAAAAGCGGATATTGACATCGCGCTGCCATTTCTGGCGCTCTTCTGGAGTTCTGTTGGGGTCCACAAGATCCCAGGCGGGCGAGGATACGAGCGATAGTCCTGTCCCCACCGCGTTGTCGACTAGGCGGTTGATCGCGGCGCGGGCGATTGTGCTTTCCCAGTACGCCTTCCTTGATCGCGCCCTGGTCTCCGTCGGGTCCATGTAGTAGCGGGAGTCGTAAAAAGAACGGAGCATCCCGCGCATCTTTTGCCCGTCAAAACGGAAACCGCTCGATGAGTTCCATTGCCTCTCGGCTTTGGGGATAAGGGCGTTAACTATCGCGGCTCTGAATTTTGTCATGGTTCCCTCGAGTATGATAACGCCATGATGCCACCGCCGTTTTGCTCATCGTCGAGCGCGGCCTCGTATTCTGATTGGAGTATGTTGATGGTCTGTGTCAATAAATTTAAATCGGCGCGGCGAACTCGCTGGCTGCCCTGTCCGGTGTCGATGGTGTATTCCTGGGCCTCCATCGCCTTGCGGCGAGAGGCCACGGCCGCATCGAGATCGATCTTTATATCTACGCTTGATCGTGCCATTAAAACAATTTTCGCATAGGACGCGCTAAACGTCAATAGATTTTATAAATAATTATATTGAGTTCATATATTGCCAAAAATCAGCCCAAGATACCGCGCCATGCTCATCAACCGGGGCTACTTCTGAGGCGACAATATAGAGCGCAGCGAGGGCATAGACCCGGCAGTCAAGCGCCTCGTTGCGTCGGCCTTCCGGCTTTTTCCACACATAGCGCATCTGTCCGGTGCGGGTCCGCTCCGGTACCCGAGACTCCGCGACGAGCATGCGGAAATACGACTCAGGCCTGTCGCCCGGAAAGTGGCAATACCCTACCGGCACAAGTCCTGAGTCGGGGATTGATTTCGCGATAGACTGATAGATTTCCATCTTGAGGACATCGGTATAAATATCGGCACGGCGGCAGAGATAGCCCGCAACGTCTTGGATCTTAAAAACTTTCGCCGAGCGGATGGTATGCGACTCGCCCATGCACGGCATCACACCCAGCTCGTAACCCTCCGCAAAACTATAGACCGTCGGTGTCTGATAGTGCGAGTCGATGAGGGCAAGTGATATCGGTAGCCCGCCATGCTGCATTGATAGTATTTCGGCAAATTCGCTCCATGCGGGCGAGGCTATGTCGGCTGTCTCTCCAGGCAAAATATGCTACCCAAGACTCCAGCTCTCTTTTCCTTCGCCCCAGGCCACGACTTCGCACTCGATACGATCTTTCTGTACGTCGGCGCCGATGGTAATTACCCGCGCAGCGTCGGGTAAAACGGCCGGAACCATCTCGGTAAGATGTCCGACCTCATCAAACCGCACCGCTTCGGCGCTCCAATCCTCCCGCCTGAGCATAATCTTCTCGTAGCGGGGCGCTTCGCCATCCTCACGAAACGGCTCCCCGAGTACGGTATTGATAAAAGCGCGGAGCCTTCCCTGATCTTCGGTCGCCGCAATCCATTCCTGACAAATGCTTTCCCAAGACCTTGCCCATACCGGCGAGAGGAGCGCAGGGAGATGATACGAGCGGTAATTCGGCTGGCTGGCTTTCGCTGTCGCTCGCCATTCTCCGCGAGGCAGAAACCAGGCCTTGTCTTCATTTTTCCACGGCTTGCCACATACGGCGCATTCATAGCGGACCGAACTCCA